AGCAAGAAGTAAACCACCTCATATAGGCCCTTAGCTGGGCCATAGAGACAAGAAGACCCCCAACCCTAGCATCACTGCTATGGAAGGGGGTCCTTTTGTCATTTCTTAATCGTCGTCAGCATCGACATCCTCAAGGAGGTCAACGAATACTTCGAAGTCCTTGTGTCGTCGGTAGTGGTTGTATCGTTCAACTGCTTCGTACACGATGTCACGAATTGCTAGCGCAGCTAGCGAGCCTACAATTACTTCAGTCATTTTATCCCCTATTATAATATATATATTATAATATATATAAGACCCCTTTGGGGTCTTTATAATATATTATTATTTAATTATACAGATGAACCTGACCCGTGCAGGTAGGCTGCTTACCTACATAGACCCTAACCCATGCTATACTACACCCACGATGATACAACTTGGAGAATATAAACTACCTGAGCATGTTTCATACTCAGCATTCTCGACTTATGTCGACTGTGGTTATCAGTACTACCTTGGTAGATTGATGATGATGCCAGAGGAACCATCTGTTTGGTCGGTAGGTGGTTCAGCATTCCACCGAGCAACCGAACTATGGGACTTGGAGAATGCATGATACAGGAACTATGGGCTAGAGCATGGGCCGATGAGCTTGGTACAACTGACCTAACCAACGCACGTGTTGGTGGCAGGGCTACTAAAGCTAACCCCAATAAAGAGAACGAAGCTTTTTGGCACGAAGCTGGTCCTCGTTGGGTACAAGCCTACATTGAATGGCGACAAGCCAATACCGATTGGAAGATATGGAAGACACCGCAAGGTGTTCCAGCTATCGAACTCGAAATGATTCCCGAGTTTGCTGGTGTACCAGTCAAGATGATTCTTGATAGGGTGTTTGAAGTTAATGGTGACTTAGTCATCGTAGACTTGAAGACATCACAGGCTACGCCTTCCAATACACTACAGCTTGGTTTCTATAAGATTGGTTTGATGAAAACCTTTGGTATAGATATCAAGTGGGGAACATACTTCATGTCACGCCAACACGGCGTGTCACCGTTGGTTAGCCTTGAACAGTACACAGAGGAGAAGCTGGAGTATTTAGTATCAGGGTTTGACAAAGCACGTAAGGCAGGTATCTTCTTGCCCAATACAAACAATTGCCAATACAAGTGTGGGCTGACCGCACATTGTCAGTTCTCAACTAAGATAGGATAACAGATGAACGAAGACTGGAAACTACAAGTCTCCTATAAGACACCAGCAGGGGATATGATTAACGTGCGTGCCAATACGGCCGACGAACTAAGCGTATTGCTTGAAGGTGTTGGAGATTACTCAACACAGGTTGCATCAGTACAGCGATTGATTGTTGGTGCATACAACGCAGCCCCTTTGGGGACCACTGGTTCAACAGCAGGCACAACGCCCTCGCAATTCTCCGCTCCAATCCAGCAGGCAGCAGCATCCGTTGGAGCACCACCGTCAGCGGTAACGCCAGCAGGGACAGCAAGCCCGACGTGCATCCACGGGGCACGAATCTTCCGACAGGGAGTGAGCAAGACAAGTGGGAAGCCTTACGCTTTCTGGGCATGTCCAACACCACAGGGCACGCCTGACCAATGCAAGCCAGTTAACTAAGATATGATTGAGCGTAGCCATCGTTACACACCGCAATGGTGGCTACGTTCTATCTTTACAGAAGGGAATAAACCATGCGTACACTTGTCAGAAGCGTTGGCCGTGCCAGTATCGGTGGAGAACCGCTCCCTAGTTGTTTCAAAGCGTTCGAATCCAATAAGATTATCATACGGCGCTCTGAAGTTTCGATGTTTGCAGCAGCACCAGGAGTGGGCAAGTCAACCCTGGCATTAGCATTAGCTTTGAAGATGAGAGTGCCGACACTTTATATCTCAGCAGATACTAACGCACACACCATGGCCATGCGATTAGCCTCAATGATTTCAGGTAAGTCACAAGGTGATGTAGAGTCACTCATGAATACTGACCATGGTTGGACTAAGGCTACACTTGCCCGAGGCGCACACATTGTATGGTCATTTGAATCAGCACCATCATTGCAAGACATTGATGAAGAAGTACAAGCATTTGAAGAACTATGGGGCTGTGCTCCAGTTCTTATTGTAGTAGATAACCTAATGGACGTAGCCACCGATGGTGGTGAAGAGTTCGCATCTATGCGTGCGATTATGAAGGAGTTGAAATACCTTGCTAGAGCAACCAATGCAGCAGTTGTCGTCTTACATCACACATCGGAGGCTATCCAAGGCTCTCCGTGCCAACCTAGAAGTGCTATCCAAGGAAAGGTTGCACAACTTCCCGCACTCATCTGTACGCTTGGAGTTGTCGGGACAAGTATGGGAGTTGCGCCTGTCAAGAACAGATATGGTCGTGCCGATGCAGGCGGAGGACTAATGACTTGGGTTGCATTCAACCCTGAGTATATGTTCATTGATGATATTCCAGAGAACGCATGACAACTAGAAAAAGCCACAAGGCTAGAGGAGCAACATATGAAACAGACATCACAAAATATTTTAGAGCAATTGGATACGACGCTGAACGACTTGCAAGGAGAGGTAGCAAAGATGAAGGGGATGTTGTTGTCCGCAAAGATTTCATTGGAGGAACCATTGGCATCCTTGAATGCAAAGCACCAGGTGCTGGCAATGCAATCAGCCTTAGTGGCTGGAGCAAAGAAGCACAGGTCGAAGCGGACAATTACGCAGACGCTAGAGGCCTTAAGAGGGAAAGCATTCTTCCAGCGATAGTAATCAAGGCAAGAGGTAAGTCGATAGCAGATTCATATTTAGTATTAAGGTTAGGGGATATTTTTGGTGAGTGACTTGCCTTCAATCAAGGCTGTGCTTGAGCACTACGGTGCAACGCTACGTCGTGACCATGGACAAGCTAACCTGAGGTGTCCGTTCCACGGTGATAGTCATCAGTCAGGAACAGTTAACCTAGATAAGAATATCTTTATATGTTTTGCATGTGGAGTACAAGGAAATAGTTTACAAATCGTAGCTATGCAGGAGGGAGTTAACATACGTGAAGCAGTCAGAATCGCAGAAGGATTTGCTGGGGCAAGCAACCCGCAAGTACCAGGAAAGCATTTATCAGGCCGAAGCCTACCTAGCAAGCAGGGGCATTCCAATAGAAGTAGCACGGCTGGCTCGATTAGGCGTAGTCGCGGAGCCTGAGATAGGACATGAAGCATACCTTGGACGCTTAGCTATACCGTATGTAACTAAGACTGGTGTAGTTGATATTAGATTTAGAAGTTTGAACCCAGCAGTTGAGCCCAAGTACATGGGCATGACTGGTAGTGACACTAAGATGTACAACGTACTAGATATTGAAAGGGCGGGTGATTGGATTGGCGTATGTGAAGGAGAGCTTGATACAATCACGCTCAGTAGATGCGTCGGTATCCCTTGTGTTGGAGTTCCAGGTTCGAACTCATGGAAGAAACACTACACAAGATTGCTCGCAGATTTTGAAAGAGTATTTGTATTCGCTGATGGCGACCAGCCTGGAAAAGAATTTGCAGCAGGCCTTGCCCGAGAACTTCCAGTTACTATCGTCTCCATGCCAGACGGCGAAGATGTTAATTCTATCTACGTCAAGTTCGGTGCAGACTATATCCGAGAGAAAGCAGGGCTAACTAATGAAGCCGATTAAACCATGCCCCGAATGTGGCGAGCAATTTGATAATGTGTTTGATGCAACAGACCATCTGCTTGAGGAAGATGAAGAGTTTGACCCAGCACTTATCCTACCTAATGGCTATCGCCTGATGATTGGTTCATTGTTGCGTTGCTTCTATCGTTATGCTGATGAACCCGACAAGATTAAAAATGTAGCACAAGATACGTACATGACTCTCTTTACTGTTGAGATGGAACCATCGACAGTTGTTGAGGTCATCGAAGATATGATTGTAGGTTCCAGCATGGCGGAAATAGATGATGAACTTAAACAATTACTCGAAGGTGGAGAGTGAATTGATATGGCAAATTACCCAGCTCCTGGCGAATCAAGGTTTTACGGTGACGCAAGTACGCACGGAGAACCAACAGTTGGTACTAGAGATTCGGATTTCGCATACGATGTAGCGTCTACCTTTCAGGAACTGGCTGACCTATTGCTTAGCAAGCACAATGATTATGGTCCAACTAACATTTCACGTAGCCCAGGTGGGCCAGTTAATGGCCTACGTGTGCGCATGTGGGATAAGTTTGCACGTATTAATAACCTAGTAGATAATGGCAAAGACCCACAGCACGAAAGCCTTGAGGATTCCTTCAAGGACATGGCAAACTACGCAATCATCGGGTTGCTAGTACTGAGAGGCAAGTGGCCTAATGACTAATAAGTCATCGTTTGATTTGGACTTCGGCTATGGCCGTAAGGGTGAGAAACTAGTAGAAGAACTACTTACTGGTGGTAAAACTGTCGAAGTAAAGCGTGATAGAAAATGGTGGATTACTAACAACCTTTACATTGAGGTTGAGTGTTGGTTCATGAAGTCTAAATCATGGGAGCCGTCAGGCTTATCAGTTACCGAGGCTGCATACTGGGCGTTCGTACTCGAGCAAACAGTTGTTATTGTACCGACCCATATCCTTAAGAAAGGTGTGCTTGAATTAGGCAGAGAAATCTCGTGCGAGATACCACCTAACAAGAGTAAGGGCTATCTAATTACAGTAGAAGATTTACTAACCATGAGTCGTAAGTATAAGAATGAGAAAGTTGATGATGGACTGGAAGCTAATTGAACCCTGGGAATACATAGTAGTACATGTAGCTAGCGAGTATCACAGAAAATTTAAGTTTCTTGAACTTGAAGATATACGTCAGACACTATACGAGTGGTTTCCTGGACATATAAATAAGTTTATGGAATGGAATGAGATAGGTGGTAAGGAAGCAAAGAACCTTATTTACCGTAGCCTTCGCAACTACGCATTAGATTATTGTCAGTATCAAAAGGCCAAGTCTCTTGGCTACGATGTATCTGATTTGTATTACTATGACCCAGTAATAGTGGAGGCACTGCTTCCTGCCGTGTTGCGCGGTGAGTGGGGTGTAACTCATAAGCTTAATCTTGGTAGGCCAGGAAGGCCTAGCGCGCCTAGCGAGGGCGGTAATCTACAAGCTATGATGATAGAGGTAGACTCCGCATACCATAAGTTAAGCACCGAAGAAAAACAGTTACTCTTCTTAAGATATGCAGAGTCTATGGAGTATGCTGACATTGCCAAAGAGCTTGAGCTCATTAGCCCTGACGCTACTCGCATGCGTACAACGAGAGTAATACGCAAACTTGTTAAGCTAATGGGTGGCATGAAGCCTTGGCTTGACCTAGACACCGCCAATAAAACCAGAGATGAACCAAGTGAATCGGTAGATAAACAAGATGCCGAAGAACAATACGCTGAACCCGATGAGGGCGAAGAAGAAATCCTTTAGACTATTCATCTATAAGTTCTTCATCAAACTCATACTCTTCTAGTGGTTCATCACTTAACTCTTCTTCCCATAGGTGTTCAAAGAGAATATCCATATTGTCCGAGATGCAATCATCTTCGGTCTCGTAATCTTCCCAGTTTAATACATACTTCTTAACTATAGAAGTTACTTCTTCTGCTGTAAAATCTTGCATTCCCATGCTATCCTCCTGTTGAATAGAATCCTGTGCCATTAAATTTAACTGGTGTCGCATGGATTATTCTGCGCATCAGTCGTGTGCAATACTGACATGTGGGACAGTTGTCCCTGTCATCTATATTACGATAGTGTTCTTCTGATGTATCACAATCGTCACATTTGTACTCATAGTTAGGCATTAGTATGGCCCCAATCTTAGGTCACTGAATCGTTGTGCGTTCTCATTACCAGTGAATGGTGGTGGTGGTTCTGAGTATGCCCATGGGTCGGGAAACTCATCAACCATTTCGCTTATCACTTGGTTTATAGTTCGTTTCTTGATTAGTTCGTGCAAGAACTCGGTCATAAATCACCCCAACATATCTCACATACAAGCCAGTCACCCATTGTCATTAGGGTTTCCGTCTCATATATCGTATCGCACCTTGTACATGCCGACATATCTTTAGCGGGTTCTGAGTTTACTGGCGTAGGCGCGGTAGCTAGTGTACCACACTCAGCGCATTCCATGTCCAAGAAGTACATGTCAATCTCGCCGTCGTCATCGAACTTACACTTAACATTCCATATCTCACACCCACATGGGCACACAGCAGTTGGCTTACCGCGTATGTCCATAGCCTGAGTGTAATCAGGCTTCATCTCTGTAATATGTTTAGCCATTAGTTATCCTCTCGTTGTGTCATGGCTCTGCTCATGTATATCTTTACCACTTCGGTTGCGTTTGCGCAATC